GTGCCATTCTCCATGCTTGCGTTCAAAGTTTCGGTCATGGATGACGTGGCTTTGGTCAAGTCGTATTCAAAAAAACCGCTTGCATTGTACCCGGTGAACCCCGTAACCGCACCTGAAAGGTTAGCGTTGCAGGACCCGGTAGAAATCCAATTTTGGACGTAAATTGCTTTGATGCCACCGACTGAATCACGGCAGCCGAGTGTATAACCAGTTGTTAGTGCGCAGGACATATGTGTATTTGGGGTTTAAGTTTCAAGGAACAAAAAAGCAGGGGGAGGTTTCCCTCCCCCCTACACATTAGGTCAAGCGGAAGTCAACAACCAAGTCGGGCCACGCTATTTGCACACCTGCTTTGAAGGCTGCGATACTTCGGATTTCGTCGTTTTCGCGCGCATAAAAGATGGAAAACTGCTCTTCGTCGGACAGCAAATCGGTCGCGTAAACGAAGTTCCCGAGGTACGAAGAAACGATGCGGTTCGTGCCAGTCAAGCCGGGGACTGCGATGACACGGACGTTTGTGCCGGGATACATGATGTCGCCATCCGCAAGTCCAGCCAAGTCAACTTGATTGTACAGGACGTTAGCGGTTGATTTGAACGCACCAAGCAACGTACGGAAGTTGTCCCAACCACAGAAGATTACGAGGTCAGTCTTAGTCAAGATGGCCTGTGGAATTTGGTTGTAGATGCCGTCAAAGATGGCGATGGCATTGCCTGTGGTAACACCAACGGACGCAGAAACCGCTCCTGTGTTACCGCTAATGGTTGAACCCGATGCAGCGTTCAACAACTGGTTGACACCTGAAAAGTAGGCGTTGCCCTTCCAAATTGCGTTCTCCAAAGCCTCTGCGATACGGAGAACCTTTTGCTCGGCAAACGCCTGCTCGAAAGGAACGCCATCGTACATTGAACCAGCGGTCAACTGGGTCTGCATCCAGTATTGCTCCAAGGCGCGAGGACACAAAGTTTCCATCACTTTCATACGGCCAACTGTTACGACACGCTGACTGAATGTGGTAGTTCCTGAACTTGTGTAACCGCAAGTATCACCGCCTTGCAGAACTGCATCGGTATCCATGAGGTTCAACGCAGCAGCGAACTTAACACCAACTTGCTTGGTGAACAGGGCTGCTGAACGTGCGGAGAATACCGCTTTGGTGATGAGAGGGAGCCTCTCTTGGTCGGTGTAGGTGGCTAAATTGCCAAAATTGTATGCCATTTTATTGGGGGTTTAGGGGGTTAGTTTTTTTTGAGTGATTGAAGTGCTTGTGCGAGAGCGTTGAAGTTCTGCGAGGCTTGAGCCTTGCGTTGCTCAACGATTGCGGAACCGCTGGCCTTGGGGGCTTCGGCAGGGAGTTCGCTGACTTTCTCAACGATGTCGGCCATGGTTTCAACCTGCGATGCGAATGCAGACATTTTCTCTTTCATCTTTCCCATCTCGGCATAGGCTGCCTTGAGTTCTTCCATGATGCCAGCAAGGTGCTTGGCAACGATGGCCTCGACAACTTCTGGGGTCATGGCAGGATAAGCTTCTTTGATTTCCTCGGTAACCTCAACGGCCACTTCGGGAGTGATTTCAGCAGCAACAGGCAACGGCTCGATGACCGGGGTCGCTACTTCAGCAGCAATGACCTCAACGATTTTGCCTCCTTCGGTCTTGATAGTTCCAACGCCTTCAACGACGTGTTCGCCATCGGGTGCAGGGAGTGTGCCGTCCTCGGCAACGACGTAAACGGCAGTCCCGGCAACGAGGTCGCCATCCACACGGACAACCGTGCCATCGGTCAACTTGTAGTCGGCAAAGGACTGCTTTTGAGTGCTGAATTTGCGGAGTTCAGTCCGCAGGGATTCGATTGCGTTTTTCAGGTTCATAGTTAGTGGGATTTGTAGGTGGGGGTTAATTGTTGCAAAAAAGCGGTTAATTCGTCAGCGAGGCCAGCGAGTGCGACCTCCATTTCGGATTCGGTCTTGTCCATCCCGAACAGGCCCTCAACGGAGAAACCCCGGAACAGGTTGCGGTTCTCCCACACCTCGTCATTCTCGACCTTGAAGGAACCGAACCAAGAGCCGTCGGGGGTGTCCTCGTAGCCTTTGGGTGGCATGATACCACGCTCGGAGTCGGTGATGTAACTCTCGAACATGAACACGCCATCCAGTTCAGCGTTGTGGTAAGCGTTCACGTTGTGCTGGTTGCCTTGCTTGAAATACTTTTGGACGATTTTTCGGATGGTGGCTTTGTCAAACACGACGTAGTACTCACCGTAGGTTTCGTCCTTGCGAAAGATGGGAGTGTCTGCAAGCATGAGAGGCCCAGTCAGGACCCTGCGTTCGCCTGTTTCGGTGAAGCGTTGTGGTGTCTTTGCAAAGGCTTGGAATGGCCTTTCGATTGCCGGCATATCGGTCAGGGCCACAAATTGGACCCCTTCATCCACCTCGTCGACGGTCATTCGGTATATGGGTAGTTCCATGCAGGTAAATGTGGTTAGGCTCCAAGAGTTGCAAATTCCTCCAACCTCCGAACCCTGCGAGTGCTTTGGGTGATGTCCCTCTCGACCACATAGGCTCGCATCGGTGATGAACTTTGGCCTTGGCCTGCCGAGAGTTCGCCCGTGCCGAGGTTGGTCGTTTGTGGGTTCGCAAAGATGGGCGGTGGGGCTGCGCTTGCTCCTGCACCCGTTACGTCTGCACCGGGAGAGCCTGCACCTGCACCGCCTTGGAATTGTTGGGCCTTAATCTTGGCGACGTTTGCAAGACCAGCAGCAAGGGCAAGACCTGCTTCCACGAACCTTTGTCCGGGGAATACTTGTTCACTCGGCTTCAAGGCGAGTGCCGAACTGACGGCAAGGTAGGTGTTCACGATGGCTTGGGCTATGGATGCAGCCTTGGCGACATTGAAAGCCCGTTTTTGTGCTGCTTCGCTCTTTCCAGCCGATGCGATGATAATGTCGTTAATGACCCCAAAGGACTGACCGACGTATTTCTCACGCAATCCAGCAAGGTCCTCTTCACGCTGGGCTTGGCCCATCTTGGATTTTGAGTCAGCCGTGTCCACCTGCATCCGCCTTTGTGCTTCGGCTTGCATGGCTTTGATTTGCAGTTGCTCCTGTTGGCTCAACCTATCCAACTCCAATTCGTAGAGTTGCAGGTTCAGGTCCTCTACGAACTTGATGATGGCGTTGTTCTCTTCCCTTAGTCGCTCCAAACGCTTTTGGGTGGCCTCTGCTTCCTTGCGTTGGCGTTCTTTGACCTGTGCCTCCCTCTTTTGGTCTGCTGCGATTTGGGCGTTCGTGTGGGCTTCGTATGCATCCCGGTAATTGGACAACGCTGCTTCTTCACGCAACAACGCCTGCTCCCTCGCCTTGGCTGCGATGGCTGGGTCGGGTAGGTTCAGGAACCTGCGGACCGCTGCGGTCAGTTCATCCCACTTGGCTATCAAAAGCCCTACGGCTGCAATGGCTGCACCGATACCCGTAGCAAGGAGGGCGATTCTAAACGCCTTCATGGCCCCGGTACTTGCCCCGACGGCCGTTGCGTAGAGGGCCTGTGCTGCTGCTTGGCCTTGGGTTATTAGGATGCTATCCTTGTTGAGCAGGTTGGCAACCTGCTGCACTCCGTTTGCGAGAGCCATCGCCCCTTGGACCTTCAACAACGCTTTCTGCAAGTCCTCGTTCTCGGAGCCGAACAACGCTGCTGCACCTTGAGCGATTTGAAACCCAGCGGTGATTCCTTGGATTCCAGCGACGAAGGTATCGATGTTGCGAGTGTCGGAGGCGAGGTTCTTAATCCGCTGCCCCGTGTCCCCGATTTGGTCTTTGAGTTTCCCTGCCTCGACCTCCATTTGCTTGAAAGCCTTGGTTCCGGATTCCCCAGCCAAAGCCATCTCGGTCAGGGTCTTTTGGAGTTCCCTAAGCCGTTGTTTAGCACTCGTCGTTCCTTGTGCGGTGGAGTCCTTGATTCCTACTTCGAGGACGATTTCTTTTGTAACTGCCATTATCCGGGGGTTGGTAATTCAGGGTTGATGGGTGGTTCGTAGTCAGGATCCGCTGGGTCAGGGTCGATAGGTCCGTTGTACCTTGCGGATGGGTCATTCGCTATCGGTGTCGTTGATGTCGGTGCAAATTCAGCGAGGTTTAGAATCCTTCGGAGTGTTACCCTACACGGCTTCATCTGCCCGACCAAGTAATCTCGGACCTCCAGCAA